GAGAGTTTATGTCCCTGGGCGAAGTGATTTGCTTCACAAATCTGGGCGGTGGAGTGATTATCACATCAACGCAAGGCTTCTACGGCTGCAGCGAACAGACCCAAGGCGGACAGCAGAGTCCGATGCCTTTATCTAGTCTCGGCTTGGCTTTCACTGATACGTTTGTTTACTGCTTCCGTAACTCACAGAACGCTCCAGGTACAGGACCAGATACAGGGCAGATCATCATCACTTGCGGACCTCTGCCATCTAAAGTGACGATAACTCGAAACGACGCTGTAGTCCTGAATCAAGAGGACATAGAGCTCAAACCGTTTGAGCAAAAATACTTCTATACAAACGCAAACGGTGAATACAGAATTACCGCAACCAACCCAGTGATGGGTGCAGTACAGGCATCTATGGGAAGAAATCCTGCCTCAGTTCCGGGGGCCCCTGCTGACGCTGGCCAACGTTTCTATGACACACGCTTGATCATGCCGTTGACTAATGACGGGATCACTTGGCCAAGGTCCGGCGCCGTTTCTGCTCCTTACGACAATACCTCTGTCGATTACTACGTCAGAGATGGGGCCACAGGTAACTTTGTCGTAAGTCCAGGGGCTCCTATCGACTATGACGGCACGACAGGCGCGATCGATGCTGACTACGAGCCTAACGGTGCGACGCGAGCAAGAGCTAAAGGACTTATTAGCGCCTATTCTGGCGCTGACACCGCTGGCCTAGAGGCTAGCCCTATGCTGCCCGTATCTGCTATGTCTCAGGTCGTGGCACAGCCTTTATACATCTTTGACCAGGGAGATGGCGGCGAATCAAGCGTTGCGATTGCTTCTCCTTACGAAGGCACAGCTAAGTACTACGAGTGGGATGCAACTAACCAGACAACAGTCCTCAAGTACACGATTCCACTTACCCGTGGCAACAATGGAACTGGCATTACGCTTTCAAGTCCTGAAGACCAGTTCTTCCCTTGCTCAGGCCTTATCGCAAACGAGAATGCCCTCGCCGCTGATCCAAGCGTAATCCAACTGGCCGGTGCTCTAGGCGCTGGGTATGTTACTGCCGATGTGCCGATTGTTGTCGTCTCTCAGAACTCTAACGCTAATTTTACCCCGAACGTCAGGTCACAGAATGGTACAACAACAACATCAATCGTAAACGAAAAGGATGAAACGCTACAGCTTGGGTGGACTCCGCCACTTGTCAAGGCCGAGCTGACTACAGACAGTTCTGGTTTTATCCGGAAGCGCGAGGTTGACGGAACTGGTGCAATTACCTTCCCGGCTACATAGGCATCCTAGCCCTAGCAATCCGAGAAGAACAATGAAAATATCTCCCGCTGGCGTAGAGCTAATTAGAGACTTCGAGGGTCTAAGGCTAGAAGCCTATCCGGACCCCGGAACGGGAGGTGACCCCTGGACGATTGGCTATGGCCATACTGGGCCAGAGGTTCAACCAGGTTTTACGATTAGCATGGAGCAGGCTGGAGCATATCTAAAAGAAGACTTGAAGAAGTTTGAAGAGGCTGTAGACGCGCTGATCAAGGTTGAGATCAATCAGCATGAGTTCGATGCCCTTGTTAGCTTTACTTATAATTGTGGATGGTTTGCTCTTGAGGAATCGACGCTTAGAAAAAGGTTGAATGCAGGTGAGACGAAGGGCCCCGTCTTCAAAGAAGAGCTGCCTAAGTGGGTGAATGGTGGCGACGGACCGATGCCCGGACTGGTGAGACGGCGTGACGCAGAGGTTGAGCTTGCTTGTACTCCTGTGGGCTCGGGCTCGTTACCTAAGTCATTCTTAGAGGACGCTGCGACATACCACGAAGGCCTGCCTCATCAAGTGGCTGCATGGAGAATGTTGGAGTCCAATCTGGCGCCAGAACTGCTTGAAGCGTTTAAGTCTGCTTATCGTTCCAGAAAAGAAGAAGAATCTAAAGAACCGGTTGCCAGTAAACCAAAAAGCTTCCCTTTGGATGTGCCTTATTATGATCAAAATGATTCGGCCACCGAGCATGGTCACAGGATGTGCTTCAGCAGTTCAATGACCATGGCCCTGGACTACATCGACCCTGATAAAATCGAAGGCGACGATGACTGGTACTTGAATGTAGTGTTTCAGTACGGAGACACAGTATCTGCAGAGGCTCAAATGGCAGCGGCTCATTCTCTTGGCTTCGAGGCAGAGATGCTCTATAACGGCTCTCAGGCCGACTTAGAAGCTCTTCTCGACAAAGGCGTACCAGTTCCAATTGGCGTCTTACATAAAGGCCCTGTAGATTCCCCTACTGGCGGAGGTCATTGGATTTGTTTAACTGGCCACGATTCAACGCACTTCTACGTAAACGATCCGGCAGGAGATATGGACCTCGTGAATGGCGGCTACCCTGCATGGAATTCAGGCGAACAACTGCGCTACTCGAAGAAGAATTTAATGAAGCGTTGGCTGATTGCAAATGACCACGATGGCTGGTATATGGATTTAAGTAACAATTTTTAGGTAGCCTTGCGCGAATGAATAGAAACCATGCAAATCCTGCCATGGCTGCCTGGCTATTTCTGGGACGGTCATAATCTTTGCTCCACTGGGGCGGCCGTCAGCCCGACGCAGCACATAAATCCAAGAAACGGTGAACTCCGTTACTATTGCCGCCCCCTTTACCCGTCAGGCAGCTACATCGGACTCTTTATCCGCAAGCAGGGAATTATCGATTGGATTAAATCCCAATGAGAAAGGGGCCTTTCGGCCCCTTAACTCCCCCCGCAGCGATCAGCCTATGCTTGATCAGCCGACCCTTCATTATAGCAGGCCGCCTAGGTCGTTTCCGGGCGGTTCGAGTCCATATTCAAGACCAGGAACAGCTTCGACTACACCGCGCAAGTAGTTGTGAACGGCAGCCTCTTCCCAGTCGCATGCGTCTATTAAAGCTACGCCAATAGCGTTGATGGCAATGGTGTGCTCTGCCTTCCATTCGCCTGTCTCTACAGCGTGGTCGCGTAGCTGAGAAGCTGACGACATTAATTCAAGCTCGGCTTGTTGCTTAGCCATAGCGCCTTGCGCAATAATGCCTTCTACTTTTTCCTTATCGACAAGTCTCAAGGCAAGGATAGCAATTTTACCGATAAGCCAGTGAGCAGTACCTCCAGCCCGGCCAGCGAAAACCGCGACAAGCTCCCAGAATCGGTCAGATACTTTCAGAATTACTCCGAAGAGTCCTTTAGTAAAATCGAACATGATGTCCTACGTACCTGCTTACATTTTACCAAGACTGTCCGAGGTCGGCTTTTGTTCGGTCAAACTTGACTGAACTGAACTTATAGTCCATGGACAAGATTGACTTGTCCACAAAGCCCTTGATACCTTGGATTCGGCCATTTCCCCAATAAGCTTGACGGCCACGAGTTTTTGCGTGCCAGAACTCAAGATCCCTTTGTTGCCCTTGATTATCTTCCGTTTCAGCCTCCTTTCGTACAATCCACACTGCATGGCTGACGTGAGATAGAGCATCGGTGCCTCTGATCTGGTCTAAGGTTGGAGGCTGTTTAGCAGAAAGACTATCCATGCCTACCCGGTTCATCTGAGCTAAGACGATAAGGTCGATTTCCAGCTCTTTAGCAGCGTTCATGAGCTTATAGGCACGTTCTTCAAGCATTGCTGCTTCGGAACTAGGTGCTCCTTTATGGCGAGCCAGTACATGGAAGTGGTCGACTATGGCGCAACGAAGCTCAGGGTTCTTGGCTTTCATTGAGCGTAAAGAGTTGATCACAGCATCTACGTCAGCGCCCCAAGGGTCTTCGATCAAGAGCTTGCCGCCGCTATCTTGAATTGAATTAGCCGCCGCCATGATGTTGGAGCTAACTTGCTCACGGTTTTGGCCAGGCGACTCAATGTCACCCACTTCGACCCAGTTAGTATTACTGTTTGCTTGATGCGTCGCGGCAGACCAGATACGGGCGTAAACAGCAGATCGATCTAGTTCTGCGGAAATAAAGCCAACCTGCAATCCACCGAGGGCCAAGTTAACTGCAGCGTAAACGCCCAAGATTGTTTTACCTACGCCGGTACGAGCCGCGAGCGTGAACAGTCGACCGCCTGCGGATTGGCCAGGAAGGCGAACACCACCCTCCATATCGATATCCATGGCGTCGATTCCTGTACTAACAGGAGAAACCATCTCGCGGGCGTTCATGATCTGATCAATCAGGCTGACTCGCCCATCCTTCGGGCTAACCAAGTCCTCAACTGCATCAACTGCGTTTCCCTGGTTGCCTACAGAGCCTCTCAACATGCCTAGAGCTTTCATCAGCTCTTGCTGTTGTGCCTCGATAGCTTTCTCCAGCTTAGAGTCGGAGCGTATTGACTGCTCTGCCAGGTGTTGTGCGTCCTTAAAAGTTGCGCGGGCGCGAGCCTGGCGAAGTAAGTCTATGGCTACATCCCACTCAGATTCTGGCACGCCGTAACGACGCATTGTCTCGTTCTGGCTCAGATTTGAGACAGTCTCGTTGAAGTCTAGCGTCGAGATAGTTGGGTTCAGGCCGAACGACTCAATCAGTGTGCGCGGGCTGATGACAGACGTTCCGTCTGCGTTGCCGTTGTAAACACGGTCGATATGTCCGCCGACAGCCCGGAAGCTATCAGTTGACCACAGTTGATATGGAAGCGATTGTCCATGGCCAATACCTACGGCGCACCGAAGATCGGCCCAAAGCTCGCGAGCAACACCGGATGGGCTCGTAAGCACTCTGCAGAGAACAATGGCCTCTTGATCAGTGGTGTCGTCTTTCGTCGCAGCAGTAGTCGGCTGGATCTTCTCGATGATGCGAGCAACACCCAGTACTGTTTCGACTTCTTCTTTGGCGCAACCTACGATTTTGTCGTCCTGGGACTCGAGGAGTCCGAGGTCAACTGCTTGTTGAATGTAGAAGGGGAGAGGCATAGGATTCAAGGGAGGTAGAAGAGAGCGCGGACGGAGGATTTGCCAGACCAGTGGACCGGCTTTTGATTTACATAGTACACACGAGCTTGGGTTCTGTCACCGTTAGCTTCTTCAATGTAACGCTTTTCTGTCTCCAACGCAACGTCAAGGCTTTCAGTGTCGATTGATTTTACCTCTTCGACGCCAAGCTTTAAGCTCTGATACCATTCCAAAAAGGCTTTTGGAGTGCGATCAAAGCCGGCCGACTTAGCTGCAGGCTTATTACCAAGCTTGTAAAGTTTCTCAACGTTCTCAAACTTGATATCAGCAATTTCGGAACCAAAGCCGAAGATCATGCTGGCTTTCATCGTCTGAACCTTCCACCATTCGTCCTGAGATGCGCCAAGGCAGATGTCTTTGATCAGGCCAGCATAGCCAGGACGCTCAATCTTGAGTCGCTTGGCTTGCGTCTCTATGGCGATGAATGTTCCAGGGTTCAGAGAGGGAGGGGCCGTCAACCATGCATCGGGCTTGTACTTGTTCCAGGCTTCGATGATCTGCTTGGCTGACTCCTTCTGGCTAATGCCTGACGGCTTGCGGCGTGGAGCCTTGGCGACTTCTGATGCGACGGTCTCTTGAACTGGCTCCTCTTCAACCGCGACAATCTCGACGGGTTGGGCATCGGCCGACGGAGTGAAGCCAGGTACCTGCACAAGGATGGTGTTTCCACTTCGTCCGACGAAGCCTTTGTCCTCTAGCGCCTTGTATGCCCGGTAAAGGGTGGAGCGCTTCATGTGACAGGCAGTAGCCAAGTCATCCATGCTGCTGTACTCGTCGCTGAACTCTGCGCGATCAAGGGAAGCAAGGCGAATCCATGCCAGCTCTTCAGCTTGTGGCAAGTTTGCCTCAAAAAGGGCATTCGGAATCCTGGTGTACTGCGATCGACCTACCTGGGTACGGACGCAAATCATAGAGTCGCTTACGAGGGGCTTTAACATCATAGCACGTGAAAATCCCAAGTCCCGGATCCCGGATCCCGGATCCCGGATTTGAGACGGTTTTCGTCCCAATATTGGGATTACATCTATATATAAGCTTTTAAAGACTTATTACTACGTTTATAGGTTCTAGCGATGCAATTGCCAACAGGATGGAAAAAGGAGACACGTGCGGCTTACGAGGAGGGCGGCGAGGCTATGGGGCGGACATTGGCTTACGACCTGAGCCATGAGAAGCGGCTTTGGAAGCTTGTCGGGCCGCTGAAGCTTTGGCCGCGGTGGTACCTCCACGCGTTCCGTCGGCACTGGATCGAAGAGAACAGCTCGGAATACGAGAAGGTTCGCAAGCGCCGGTACCGTGCCAGAAGGAAGCGAGAGCAACTGATCAGGGACGTAAACAAAGCCAGGAAAGCCATCTAAGAAAACCCTATTGACACTGGGGCAGCGGCAAGGTATATTGATTGAGTAAACCTCAAAAGTAGAGGAATCGAATGACCATCCCAAACCTTGCTGGCGTCGCAACAAAAGACCTGGTCGAGACTATCGGCACAGGCAAATTCAAAGCTGCTTACATCAACTGGTCCCGCACCCTGAACCTGCTGCGTACTCACGCACCGGGGTGGACCGCTAGCTGCATTACCGCGGATGACGGTGGTCTGCTGCATCGTGCTCCCGTTGGAGCCTACCTGTTGATCCAGTTCGTCCACTTCGACGGCACCGAGACACCTGCTGTGCCCCAGGCTGTGATGGATAACCGCAACAACGCAATTCCTTACGACAAGATCACAGCTCGAGATATCACCGACACCCAGCGTCGTGGCACCTGCCTAGCTGCCAGCTTTGTGTTCGGCCTTGCATACGAGCTTTGGGCCAAGCTTCCCCTTGAGTCCGGCTACGGTGATTCGGCTAATCTCGATGCTATCGAGGCTTTCAGAGGATCTGCCGCCCCAAAGGCACCGGTTGCCCCGGCTGCGACTCAGGCGGCCCCTGCAGTGGCTTCTGGTGGCACTTCTGAGGTGACGGAGGCTACCTTTCGCGAGGCGGCCCTTGAAAAGGGAGTCCACACCGTCGCAATTGACGCCATCGTCAAAAAGCTCGACGGCAAATGGGCTGCAGGCATCAAAACCCTCGCTGCCAAGTCAGCCGACGAACTCAACAAAGCCTACGGTCCCGCGGACCCAGCCGACGGCGAAGAGTATTGATCAGGCGTGCTTATCGCTTGCAGACTTTTTCAAGGGTAGCGTCCTAGAAAACTTATCACTCGGGGCTTGACAGGCCCCGTTTTTTTATGGCATACTGTAAGGGTCAAACACACCTAACGAGGTAACGCAACTATGTCCGATCAAATCAAGTTCTGGCTCAACGCCGCCGGCCGCTACGAATTGTTGGCTGAAGATGAACTGCTTGAGCTTTGCAACCAGCGCAATAAAGCCGACGTAGGTTCTGAAGAATACTTGTCGATTGTCAACAAGATTACGGAGCACAACCTTCGCCTTGTTGCGAACGTATGCACAAGCTTCTGCTCTAAGTCATCCGTTTTCAACATGGGGCATAGCAGTACAGGCGACTTGCTGCAATCCGGATACCTTGGCTTGCGCCGCGCCGCTGAAAAGTACGACCCCACTCGTGGATACAAGTTCAGCACCTATGCCGTTCCCTGGATCCGCCAGGCAATGCAGCGCTATCAGTACAACAATTATCAGATGATCCGGGTACCTGAGGCCACTACTCGTGAGCTGATGTACCAGCGCACCCACGGCAAACGGTCTAAGATCGCCTCTTCTCCCAAGGATGACAGACTGATCCAAGCCGCCAGCCTTGCTAACGGTTGTGGCTCTACCGACCTTCTCCTTAATGACGAGGACGGTAGCCGCCTTAGTGACTTGCTTGGCCAAGAAAACAGTCTTTCATACGAAGACCCTTCTGCGTCAGGCCGTCGCTGCCCTTCGCTGGATGCAGCCATGGACGCAGCAGGCATTCCTTCCAAGACTCAGGAGCTGATGCGCCAGTATTCACGGCGTGGCAACATGATGATTGCTAGCTGTAAGTCAGGCTTCTCTCCTAAGGAGGGCAGTAAGCTGATTCGAGCTACGATCGCTGAACTCCAGGCACGGGCCTGATAGACTGAAGTACACCTTACTAAGGAACCGCACAATGGCCACCCTTTCAATCGCAGGAACAGTGACCGCCAAATCTGGCGAAGAAGCTGTAACTATCAAAGAGTTTGATTCAGGCGACAAGGTCGCAACATTCAGCGTTGCTGACCGCCAATACGTCTACACTAAGCGCGGAGAGGAGTCTAAAGGACAGTTTTACCGCGTAGAAGTACGTGGCAAGGCTGCCGAGATTGCAGCAGATCGAGTTCAGCGTGGTGACAAAGTAGCCGGCACCGGTCAACTGGTTCAACGCGAGTACAACGGCAAGACTTACCTTGACGTTAAAAACTTCCAAGTTACTTACTTGGAGGCTCGTCGCGACACTGAAGACAGTGATTCTGACCCTTTTTGATCGGTAAAATAGGGACGGCTACCCTTCAAGCATCGTCCCGCGACGCTTAAACCGAACGAAGATGTAACCCTCCTGGCAAAAACCAGGGGGGTCTTCTTTTATGTGCTATGCTGTAAGGAGTTACCCCACCGAATCCTATGTCTCTAAACCTTGATTGGCAGCAAGCGGAAGACTGCCCTGGAACGACAGGCCTGCTTCATGACGAAACCCCAGCCCTTAACCACGCCACCATTCGTCCTTTCGTTTGGGGTGTCTTGCTGGCACGCTGTGCCGTCAGAACGAGCGAAGTCCTGGCTTGTGTCACGCCGATTTGCTCTACGGAGGACTTGAAGTCCGGATTCTCCGAAGAGATTGAAGACGATCGTACTCGAGCAGAATGGTTGATTGACGAAATTTTAGGTGATTGGACGGCTTCCGGCCTAGTTCGCTACAACGAGGAAAAGGATATGTGGGTACTTACCAAGGGGCAGAACGATCGAAACCTTCCCACGATTATCAAGGCAGTAGCTGGTGTCGACGGCCAATTGCCTTTTCACCTAAGCTTGGAGAGCTGGAATGGCTAGATACGGAAAGCAGCGCAGGGCTAAGCGTAAGCGGCAGGAACGAGAGCACCAGGCATGGGCTCAAGAGAAGACGCAAGAGGGCTCAGACAAGCGCTCAGGCGAGTTTGTGGTTCTTCTGTGGCCCGATATGGAGAAAACTAAGCCGATGAACTGGAGCCAAGCCGAAGAGGTCTGGCGCAATCACACCGATCGCGCTATGATCTTCGCCAAAGATGACTTTACTATGAAACGGAGGGAGAACAATGGGGAGGACTAACAAACTTACCGGCGAATTTACGCCCAAGCCGTCGGTACTCAAGATGTCTCAGCGCATGCAGGGACCTATCGAGTTCACTCAGGCACTTCGTAAAGGATCACCCGCAAAGGTATTCATGGGAGCTGGCTGGGAGAAAGGTACTGTGGTACAATGGGCCAAGGACAGGGTTACTGTCCGACTTAACCGAGGTAACAAGACAGTAGTCTGTCATGACGCCCGCAATCTGGAGCACTCCGCACTATGACCCACGACTCAATCCACCGTCCAGCTCATTACGCCGAAGGCCGTATCTACGAGCCAATCGCCGTTATCGAAGACTGGGACCTCAACTATCGTTTAGGAAATACAGTCAAGTACATCAGCCGTGCAGGACGCAAGCAGAACGCCCTGGAAGACCTGAAGAAGGCTCGATGGTACTTGGACAGAGAGATTGACCGACTAGAGCTAGACCAAGAGCCTCCTACTGACTACGAGCAGGTCCTGACCTTCTATGGCCAGACCCAGGACGACGCTATCGCATGGCCCGATTACGGCGGCAGTGGTTTCGATACGCTCATCGAGCCAGACAACTTGTGGGGAGCTGCTCAGCCGGTTCCTTTTGAAACAGGGCCACAAGATACTTTGTCCTTTCCTGACTCCGATGACTGGGAAGACTTTTGGTCGGACTTTGGGGCTGACTGGGGTCCAGTGGAGCTGAGTAAAGAGGAAGTTGATGAAGTCTTAAACCACAAGGACTTGGACAAGTTCCAGGAGGATGAAATCGTCTCTACCTTTGAGCGCCGTGGCTTTGTCTTTGGTGTGAAGAAAGATGGTTCTTCTTGCTTGCTCAACGATCGAGGCCGCTGCGGTTGATTGGCATCCTGAGGCACCTGTCTCTATATGATGATCGAGCTAGATATCCTTCACCCCTTGTTCTCCAAGGCTCGACCAAGGGTCACCAAGCATGGAACTTTCATGCCGGTGGCCTACAAGAAGAACCAGAAAGAGATGCTAGAGAAGATTAAAGAGCAGTATGACGGGCTCCCACTAGAGGGGCCCCTTCGTATAGAGATTCAACTGTGGGGAGAAGGCAGGGCCGACATCGATAACATTATCGGCGCCTTCTTCGATACAGCAAACAAGGTGCTGTGGGTCGACGACCGAGTGTCGGTTATTCCTCAGGTCACGGTATCCTGGACGAAAGCAATTAAAGCTGAGTCTCGATGGCTCATCAGGATCTATGAGATCGAACCGGAAAGTAGCCAACTTAGCCTGTGAGGCTTGCGTCGACAGCTACTATGGCTACAACGTTATTTCTGATCCAGGGGCAGGCGAGAGCCTGAGTATTTTGACTACGGTTGATTCTGAAAACGTGCATGCGGCAATATACGGCAATAAGAAGCATCGCTTACTGTGTTTCCGGGGAAGTGACGACTCGCAGGACTGGCTTGAGAACCTTAAGTTTTGGCCCGAAAAGCATCGCTACCTTATGTCATGGGAGTCATTGAGACCTTTTGTGCCATCAGTGACGCCAAAAGTTTACGGTGGGTTCAATGCCTCTTGGAGAAAGGTCTCTCCACAGATTCGTTCCATCACTGAAGACTACGGTCTCGAGGGAGTTCGCTGGATTGTCACGGGTCACAGCCTAGGAGGCGCCCTGGCAGCTCTTGCGGTCACTACAATGAACTGGGAGCTTGATCCCGACCTGGTGACGTTCGGATGCCCTAGATGGGGCAACAGCCACGCCGTGTGGATTGCCAATCAAAAGAGTCGCACAAACCTTCGCTTCATCAATAAAGGTGACTGGACCCCTATGCTCCCTGGGACGTTTGGTTGGACTCATGGTACACCTCCTATTAGCCTTCGTGGCGATGGGCGGAATCTGAAAGAGTGCCATGATATGATGGATTATCGAATTGCCCTGAAGCGATATACTGGTTATTAATAAGTTGACCATCTTAAATGGAAATCGCATATAGCCAGCCCGAGTTTGACTACCGACGAGAGGAGGGTATCAACCAGTCCAGCTTGAAGAAGATCCTGAGCAGCCCTGCACATTATCAGGCCGCGCTTAAGTTCAGAATGATCCCTACTCCTGCCATGGAGATGGGTACCGCATTGCATTGCCTTAGCCTAGACGGGGAGACGAAGTTTGACGCCTCTTATGTCCGCAAGCCTGATGGCATCAAGCTCAATACCAAGGAAGGCAAGGAATGGAAAGAGGGGGTCGGCCGAAAGAAAGTACTGAGTAGCGGAGGCAAGGATGATCCCTGGGGCAGTGTTCAGGGCATGGCGGCAGAGCTGGCTAAGCTGGCTTGGTTTGACCCAACTCAAGAGGATTACATTAAATACAACGAGGTCTCGTATTATTGGGATTGGTTGGGCGTGGGTTGTAAAGCCCGGCTAGACCGTGTACTGGTTGACGAAGGTATTGTTCTTGACCTTAAAACAACAGACACTGTTGATCATGACCAGTTCCAGAAGAAGGTCATCAACCTAGGTTACGACTTTCAGGCTGCGTATTATGCTCAGGCAGCTTCGGTGGCCTACGGCAAGCCATTCCGCTTTATCTTCGTGGCCGTTGAGCGTAAGGCGCCTTTTACCGTCGATCTGTTCGAGGCCAGCCCTGAGATGATGAATGAAGCTATGACAAAATGCGAGATAGCGCTGCGCAGGTATGCGAAATGCAACGAAACCGGTGAATGGCCAAACAAGGAACCGGTAATTCGAAGCATGGGGTATCCAAATTGGTACAACCCTGTTAAAGTTGAGGAGACCCCCGAGGAGGACCTTTTCTGATGTTAGAGAACCACAGCGCTCAACTTGTCTCGATAACGCCAAACGCGGAAGAACAGATCGTCTACATGGCACGGGTAAGCAATCCCAAGAACCAGGCGAACATGGATACCGCCCCACGCCTGATCAAGTACCTCATCAAGCACAAGCACTGGTCTCCGTTTGAGATGGCCTCCATACAGGTCGAGATCAGTACTACTAGGGCGATAGCCGCTCAGGTACTACGACACCGCTCCTTCAGCTTCCAGGAGTTCTCTCAGCGTTATTCCGACGTGGGTGAGCTGGAGGCCATTGGACTGCCTCATCTGCGCACACAGGACACCAAGAACAAGCAGGCAAGCCACGACAACCTTGACCCTGAGATCAAGGAGATGTTCGAGCTGCATACAGAACGCCTGTACTCCCAAGCTCAGGACCTTTACCAGCACATGCTTGAAAAGGGCGTCGCCAAGGAGTGTGCCAGGTCGGTGCTGCCCCTAGGTACGCCAACTAAGATCTACATGGCTGGAACCATCCGCTCTTTCATTCACTACGTGCAGATCAGGGCAGGTGAGGAAACACAGCTCGAGCATCGACTGATCGCCGAGGACATTAAAGGCATTATCAAGGATAATCTGCCGTCGATATACGAAGCGGCATTCATTTTGTAGCGATTGTATCATCTGTCATGGTATACTGACATACGGAGAGACAGCTCTCCCTTATTTAACCATTCAACGTCTTTATACCATGTCACAATCCGTCCTGGACCAGGGCGCAGTGTCAGCATGGGAATCGTTTTGCCAGTGGGTTACCTCCACTAACAACCGTCTTTATGTCGGTTGGTTTGGCGTCTTAATGATCCCGACACTGATTGCTGCAGCCATTTGCTTCATCGTCGCTTTCGTAGGCGCTCCACCCGTCGACATTGACGGGATCCGCGAACCGGTCGCCGGTTCTTTGCTTTATGGAAACAACATCATCTCAGGTGCAGTCGTACCTTCCAGCAACGCCATCGGCTTGCACTTCTATCCAATCTGGGAAGCAGCCACTCTTGACGAATGGCTCTACAACGGCGGACCCTTCCAGCTCGTTGTCTTCCACTTCCTTATTGGTATCTACGCTTACATGGGACGAGAATGGGAACTTAGCTACCGGTTAGGTATGCGCCCCTGGATCTGTGTTGCTTACTCTGCACCCGTTGCAGCCGCTTCGGCAGTCTTTCTTGTCTACCCATTCGGTCAAGGATCTTTTTCTGATGCAATGCCACTCGGGATCAGCGGAACGTTCAACTACATGCTCGTCTTTCAAGCCGAACATAACATCCTCATGCATCCGTTCCACATGTTGGGAGTTGCTGGTGTGTTTGGTGGTGCTTTCTTTAGCGCCATGCACGGTAGCTTGGTTACTTCTTCTCTCATTAGAGAGACAACTGAACAAGTAAGTCAGAACTACGGCTACAAATTCGGCCAAGAAGAAGAGACGTACAACATCGTGGCTGCTCACGGCTACTTCGGTCGCCTGATCTTCCAATACGCCTCGTTCAACAACAGCCGTAGCCTTCACTTCTTCCTTGCAGCCTGGCCTGTTGTGGGTATCTGGTTCACCGCCCTTGGCGTGTCAACCATGGCCTTCAACCTCAACGGCTTCAACTTCAACCAGTCGGTCACAGACTCACAGAACCGTGTGATCAATACATGGGGTGATATACTGAACCGTGCGGGACTCGGCATGGAAGTGATGCACGAAAGGAATGCACACAACTTTCCTCTCGACCTGGCTTCTAACAACATCGTCCCCATTGCCCTTAAAGCACCTGCTGTCGGATGACTATCGTAAAAGAAGAACGCGGACGGCTTAATGCCTATGCTATCGAGCCTCAAATGTACTTTGCTGAAACTACTGTGGATCACAACACTCGCGCTGAAAAGCTAAATGGCCGCCTTGCAATGCTTGGCTTTGTAGCTGCTATTGGAGCTTATGCTCTAACCGGTCAGATCATCCCAGGATTGTTCTGACGATGACCTAGGGCCTTCGGGCCCTTTTTTTATGCCTCGGCATACTACGACGACGAGATGTCAGTTATGTCAAGCGATCCCAGTTCCTGGAAAGAAGCCAAGCCCGAGATTAAGCGTGGTCCCAAGATCTGGGAGTACACTCGCGGCTATAAGGCTAATGACGCAGGCCGCCACGAGAATGAAAAAGAGTTCCGTGCTTTTCAGCATTACTTGAATTCTGCCGGGGCTAGGTCTTACGAATCTACGGCAAGCTTTTGCGGGCAGCAGCCGGTAACTATATCGGCCTATGCGAACCGCTACAACTGGGACAAGCGTTGTGCAGCCTGGGACAAGCACCAGATGTCGATAACCTTCAAACAGGCTAACGACCTCGAGCGCAATCGCCACAGAGACGCTATTCAGGAGTTTCGGCAGGCCAACGAGGATCAGGCCAGGCTGATGATGGATGTTAGTTCTGACTTGATGGGGATTATCCAGGCCAGGATCGCCAAAGCGCAAGCTGAGGGAGAAGAGATCCCCATGGCACTTGTCTCAGGACTGATGAGGGCCGCGGCCAACATCTCAGACACCGGGCGCCAGGCTTGGGCAACCTCTCTTGGTGTTAATGAGCTTATGCAGGTGGTCGACCAGGAGCTTTCTGAGCACCAGGCGGACATCGAAGAAGCTGATGTATACGAAATCCCGCTTGACAGCTAATGGCAGCCAAACTCGGAAAAGACTACTTAGAAAGAGCAGCTTCTGGTCAGGACCTCGTCAAGAAGGTCAAGGCTAAAAAGGCTAACACCCTTCTCGACGGCAAGGAGGTTGTGCTTTGGAAATTTATCCGCAAAGTGTATCCTCAATACAAGTTCTACAAATTCCATGCAACAGTTATCGAACAGCTCCAGCGAGTCATCAATGGAGAATGTAATCGACTCATCCTGCAAGTCCCTCCACGACATGGTAAAAGCCTGCTTGCTTCACAGCTTTTGCCTGCTGCTTATCTATTGGCTCATCCCGATCGTTATGTGGGAATTAGTTCTTACTCGGCCGAACTTGCCGAAGGATTCTCCCGCAAAGCAAGAGACTTCTATAGAGAGGGCGGTGGTCTTCTCAACCCGTCAAGCCAGGCTGTAAATGCATGGGGAACGGAGGGTGGCGGTGGCCTATGGGCCGCTGGTGTTGGGGGCGCCGTTACTGGCCGCTCAGGGCACCTTCTCATCGTCGATGACCCAGTCAAGAACCGGGAGGATGCGGAATCATCTCGAATGATGGAGAAGTTGAATGATTGGTATACATCCACCCTGTACACACGTCTAGAGCCTCACGTCGGGGCTATTGTGGTCATTCAGACCAGGTGGTCGGAAAGCGACATGATCGGCCAACTCCTGGAGAACGAACAGAACGTATCAGAGAAAGGTAGAGAGAACTGGACCATCGTCGACCTTCCTGCTATCTACGAGGATGAAGACGATCGCCCATTGCTTCCTTCTCACTGCCCCAAGGTTGACGACTGGCGAGCAGAGGTTGGTGAGCCGCTTTGCCCTCAGAGGTACGGATCGGACGATCTGGAACGTATTAGAGAGGCCGTGGGGTCTCGAGATTTTGCTTCTTTGTACCAACAGCGCCCCGCTCCAGAAGGTGGTAACCTGTTCGACCCGACATGGTGGCAGTACTACGACCATGATACGGTAATGCCGGAATTCAGCCGTATAATGCTAAGCGTTGACTGTACGTTTACAAATACCAAGAAAAGTGACTACGTGGTCGGAGCTGTTGTAGGCCAGGCTGGTTCGCAATTCTACGTATTGGACCTAGTAAGAGCAAAGCTGGACGTCGTAGGCACCATGACCATGATTTCTCGGCTATACCAGCGACACGCTTTATCAGGCACTATTATCGAGCTAGCGGCATCTGGCTACGCTGTTTACCAGATGATGCAGAAGAAGGTTCCAGGACTTATTGGATTCAAGCCCGAGAAAAGTAAAGAAGCAAGAGCCGCAGGTATCGTGCCACTAGTTGAAGCTGGAAACGTTTACCTACCAGCAAGTGCGACTTGGCTTGACGCGTTCATGAATGAATTCGCGTTGTTCCCGGCTTCGAAAAACGATGACATGGTGGATAGCTTGACAATGGCTATCAATTACTGCAGTCAGCGTTCCGCACCACAGATGACTTCTGTGACCTGGGGCCGTGGCGATAGAATCCTCCCAAACAGCCCTAGGTATAATGCTTGGTAGGACTGTAATTAAGTATGGCTCGTAAACAAGCGAAATTTCAGATGAGCCATGAACAGCAAGAGCTGGCTGCTAACAACTTAAACCTAGCCAGACGCGAGGCTTGGAGAATACAAAGAAGCACGGGAATCGACTACCAGACACTGGAATCAGTGGCCTTTGAGGGGTTATGCAAGGCGGCATATCGTTACGATGCATCCCGCCCTCATCCGGTAACAGGCAAAAGCATGAAATTCAGCTCGTTGGCAACTCCTACTATTCGTGGCGAGTTACTGCACTGGGTTCGCGACAGGACTTATGCGGTTCGATTGAGCCATAAGATGCGCGAACGTTGGGTTAAGGGGCGCAAGTTGCTTTACCGTGGCTCCAATGACCTTGAGATCGCTGCGGCCTTAGAGATTACCAAGGAAGAATGGCTAGAGGTGCGTAAGGTTTGCAGTGGCCCTCCACTGGAACTGAAGGATCAGGCAGCTCCCACAGCTCCGCTTGAGCCAGATGAAATGAACTTCGCCAACATTTACCTACGGGCCGCCGAAGACGCTCTGGATACTCTCTGCCCAGATCAGCAGGCCATCCTGGACAAAATGGAACTGTACTTGTCTGGGACTGGCTCACGCATTCCGACAGAAGCTGTTGATACGATCCTGGATGCAGCGGGATGTGAGAGCATCGACTGGGGCACTATCGACCTGGATGCGTTCGAAGGCGAACCTATTGGTAAAGACAGGTTGCAACAATCGCTCTTCTAGTGGTAAGATGGCTGTATGGCTATTTCACAAGAAACTCTAAGACGAATCAAGGCCGCCCCCTTGTCAGACGTAATTCTGGCTTCTGGCGGTCAACTTAAGCGAGTTGGACACGAGTTCCTGACTCAATGCTTATGGCACGAAGACACTAATCCCTCTCTGACAGTCTCTGATCAGAAGGGGTTTTGTTTTTGCCATGTATGCAGGCAAGGTGGTGACGTTCTGGACTACCTGCAGCAAAAGACAGGCATGGGGCTGCGCGAATCGGCAGAGCATGCGTGTGACATTCTTGGGCTCAAGTTCGAAGCTACGGACGAGAACCCTGAGGAGATAGCACGCCGCAAAGCAGTACGAGCTAGTGCCATCAATGCCTTAGAGGTCCAGCAGAAGGCCTTCGCAGAGGCTTTTACTGGTCCTAAGGGTGGCCGGATTCGCCGTATCTGGACAGACCGAGGCATGACTCCCGAGGCCGCCGAAGAGTTTAGCATTGGCTACGCTCCTGGAGGTGAGTTCGGTGGACGCATCACTGTGCCCATACATGACCACCGCGGTCAGCTTGTTGGCTTCACTGGTCGAGCGACAAAGTCCAAGGAAGAGCAGCCAGCTAAGTACAAAAACTCAGCCGACAGCGATCTGTTCCAAAAGAAGTTGTTGGTATTCAACGAACATCGGGCTCGCGACGCTGCCAGGGAAGCGGGTTGCACCATTTTTGTGGAAGGTCATCTGGATGTGGTGGCGATGTGGCAGGCTGGTATCCGCAACGTTATCGCGGCCCAGGGTACAGGGGCTCCGGATATTAGTGTCTTAAAACGGCTAGCACGAGCCAATAAGAACTTTGTTCTTTGCTTTGATGGCGATGCTGGCGGCCGAAAGGCTGCGGAGCAGTTCATCTCAGCGGCAGGCCCGCTAGCAATGAGCGGAGAATGTTCTATAAAAGTGGCCACTCTGCCTGAGGGAGAAGATCCTGACAGCCTGCTTCAGTCAGGTGGTGATCTTTACCACTACATAGCCGGAGCACCTAACTGGCTGGACTGGGTTATCGACACTTGGGCTGATTCTCTTGACAAGACCGATACCGCCATGGTTACGGATGTTGAGAAGAAGATGCGCTCGCTTATTAGTAACCTGCAGTCAAAGGCTCTACGGACTCACTACATAGACAAAGCCTCTAGGGTTCTGACCGAAGACTCTAAAGCTGCTGCCAAACTTGCAGCGGAGTGGGGTAGCGGTGCTGCGCATACATCTTCTCTTCATGCCTGGAAGCCTCGTGACATCTTCGCGTCTCGCACGGCCGCCGAGCGTAGAATGCTGCGAATATTTGTTCACCGCCCAGGTCAGCGCGATCCTCTACGCGATCTGCTGGCAAGAGTGGACAATCCCGCCCTGAGATGGCTCTCACAGCGCCTCCTGGAGCTGGAACAGTGCTCCACGGTAGATCTGACCCCACACAGTGTTATGGCTGTTGTGGCCGTAGCTGAGCCTCATTACATGAATCAGCTTCGGACCTTGGTCAGACCAAATGTCATCATTGATGACGAACCCTCCGTAATCGCGCATATCCGCGATATAATGGAAAATGAAGTACTGCACCCCCCTCATGAATCTGACACCGATCAGCCATTTGCGTGAGGAAGTCCTCGAGCTTTATGCAGAACACGGTTCCTACTTGGGAGCTGCTACTGCTTTGCACGAGATTCATCCTTACCTGGCCAAGCCAAATCAACTTCGCTCCTACATCAAGACGGAGATCAACGCACAGGAGCCCGACCTCGAGCTTCTCACGGAGACTGTTCGCCTTGCTAAAACGAATCAAAAACTTCAAGATCTTCAGCGCATTGAGCGCAAGTCTTTTCGTGAATACTCCCGAATCGAGAACGCCGTCGCTTCCTACAGCGCCTGCATACTTGAGGAGCTGCGTGATTCTAGCGTTGCTCTTTCTTCTTGCCCTCGCCGTACTGGACCCTATGATCCTGCTACTGCTACTTTAGTTGTCCATTTAAGCGACAACCACTTCAACGAGTTAGTCAACCTGCCCACAAATCGCTTTGACTTTGAAGTTGCGGCTAAACGCTTGCAGCTCCTAGCGCAGAAGACTAAACTCCTAGGCAGTGCTTACGGAGCCGAGAAGGTTGTAGTGTTCTTCGGTGGCGACTTGATGAACAGTGATCGGCGTTTGGACGAGCTGCTGGCAATGAGCACCAATCGCGCCCGTGCGACCGTTCTGGCTGTACATCTGTATAAGCAGTTCTTGATGGATCTTCGTGCTGATTTCTTTGTCGACTGCTTCGGCGTCACCGGGAATGAATCTCGGGCCAAAGAAGGATTGGGCTGGGTGGACGTGGTGGCGACTGACAGCTACGACTTCACTATTTACAATATGCTAAGCGCTCTCTTTGAAACCACTGGCGACAAAGGAATGCGATTCCATGAGTTCCAGGCCAACGACGTTGTGTTCAAGATCCACAACGAGACGTTCCTGGGTATCCATGGTCATCAGATCAACGCCACAGACCAAAAGAAGTGCCAGGCGATGATTGGTAAGTATGCAGCCAAGGGTATCAACATCACTCACATCCTTTGCGGTCACATCCATGCTACGGTCGTTTCTGACTATGTGTCTCGAAATGCCAGTCTCGTGGGTTCTAACGCCTATTCTGAGGAGGCACTGGGCTTTGTGTCGAAAGCGGCGCAGAACATCCACGTGGTCACACCTCAAGGCCTTGATGGCTTTAAAGCCGACCTGCAGCGCGTGGACGACGTTGAAGGCTATGAAATCATTTCTAAGCTTGCCGAGTACAACGCAAGAAGTGCTGATAAAGCACATGAAGCTTTCAGCGAGCCTCAGACGCTGGTTCGAGTGGTGGTTTAATGATTGAAATCAACTTCACCCCCGCTCAGCGGGAAGCTATCCTCAAGGAAGCCGTGCGCAGGCAGACCGTCAACGAAAGAGATGGCAGGCGCGGCAGGAACGGTGGAGCAGAGAGGGGCCAAAAGGCCCTTCTTTGGCATAAACTGGGATGCGCTGGCGAATACGCCGTAGCCTTGATGATCAATTCTATTGATGCCCTGTATCAGGACGGAGTACCAGTCAGAGGTAGCACGGATTTACCGGGATGGATTGATGTCAAGACTAGGTCTAAGCATAATTACGACTTACTTGTGCAGAAAGATGAAGATCCTGACAAAACCCTTGTCCTGGTAACCTGTGAGCCGAATTCACCGACTAGAATTCACGGGTGGATCAAAGCCGTCGAGGCAATGAAGCCCGAATACTGGAAAGAGTGGGTCGCCGGAAGGGGGTGCTACTCTTTTCCACAGTCCAAGCTCAAATCTACGGAGTCTCTTCAATGAAACCAACTGCGATCATCAACACACTGCCTGACTGCAAGTGGTGTGGCTATGCCAAGAAACTACTCGACCTCAGCGAGATTCAGTACGTGGAACTCAACGAAAAGAGTGAATTGTGGCCGACGGTACCTTATATCGAGCTTGACGGAGAACCTATTGGAGGGTTCCTTGAGCTAGCAAAGTATCTTCGAGAACTTTAATTCATGACATTTCGTCAACTATTTGCTCCCGCTCTGCTGGCTTCAATGCTCGGCGGTTCGGGGGCTTCTTTGTCTTCAGTTGCTGAGCTTGCTGCTAAGGAGGTCACCGTGGCCGCTCCTATGCATGAACAGCTCAAGCCTCTGGCCGATCTGCTGGCAAGAGGTGAAGGCAACTACAACTCAGTAAACAGGGGATGGGCCGGCGACACTCCTCAAGGGATTGATGGGTTAACCGGCAGCTCTTTTAGTGGATTCAGCCTCTCCAGGGTTGCTTCAATGCAATCAGGCTGGCTTTATGCCGTTGGCCGCTATCAGTTCATCCCCGTCACCTTGAGGTTTGCTGTTGACAGCTCCTCCGTCTCATGGTCAGACAACTTCACTCCCGAAGTCCAGGACCGCCTGATGGCTGCTCTAGTGCTTTACAAGCGCCCTACAATCATCGCCTACCTACAAGGCAGCCACAACAATGTCGGAGCCGCTGTAGACGCTCTTGCCCGCGAATGGGCTTGCGTGGAATACCGCCATGGCCGCGGTTACTACGATGGCTACGGAGGCAATCGAGCCTCCATCTCCAGGCAAGAAGTTGCTCAATTGTTACAGAGCATTAAGACTTCTTGGCAACCTGGAGGTGATCTGCCATAATTGCAGAGTACCCCCGAACACGACAACTATGGAAGTCATCAAACTCTATAGGGCGGTGTACCGCTCTCCCAACCTTCAAGACTTCAACCTTGATCTTTATGCAAGGTCTTTGTCTGATGCCACTATGCACGCTTCAGAGCTGATTCCCAAGGATCACGTTCTGCATCACGTGTTTCACAACCCTGATTGGTGATTTTATGTACGGAACCTACCTGACGCTGTGCTTGCTGCTGGCTGCATTTGCTATCGAGCCAGAACTGACAACACGGATCTTGACGGCCGCTAGTCTTAAGCTGCAAATCTTCTACATCAACTACAGGATGAAGTACATGGCCTGGAGGATGCACAAGGCTCTGTCGAAGCTGGCAAAGGAAGCAGGTTATCCAACTCCTGGAAAGTTTCAATTTACGAACCTGTGGGATCGGGAACACCCCTGATCTGCTACAATTATCAAGTAAACCCGCTTCAGTTCTATGGCAATGTATTCCCAGTCCAACGACCACACCGCTGGGCCCAAGAAGCGCACAAGCCAAGGCAACGGCCTTCGCAAGCGCGGCTCTTTCAAAAACGGTTCCGGCAAAAAGCCCTACCGCGGCCAAGGAAAGAAATGAGCTTCCTTGACCTGATCACTCAACGCTATCAGGAGTTATTTATGGCTTGTTCTAAACCATGTGAAGGCTGTAAGTGCAAAGCGCCTTGCGGTCACCTTGACTACACTGACGACTTTCCTTTCGAGTCTGACAGCTCAGCGCTGGGAGCACAGCAAGATAAGTGGCTGAAATCACCAAACAGCTTCTTTGATCGCCTATGCTCCTTTAATCCGTCTGCCCCCGAATGCCTTACCTACGAGGACTAATCGATGTTTAACTTTCTGTTCAAGCGCATCAATCGCTCCAAGGCCGACTATGTACTGTTGGCCCGCTACCGCACTGGCGACTGGATGAAGCAATTCACCGTTTCAGCCTATGACGGATACGAAGCAGCCCGTGATTTTGACACGAGCGACGAATCGGGCTACTGGACCAGAGTGTCCGGTGCTACTCTTAAGAACCCTCTCTCTTGAACCTGAACTATGTCACACGCATTCGACGTCACATTCAAGCGCATGTCCGAGTCCACTCCTCGTCACGTACTGCACCTTTGTGTCACCATGGAACGTGCTATCGAGCTGACGAAAGAGCAGTACCCAGGATGCCTTGTCATCAACGCTTTGATGGTTCCTTGATTTAGTTACAAATCCTTGAGAGCGAGCCCCCTTCCAGGGGGTTTCTCTGTATACTGATTAGGCAATCTACCCCTACGCATTTCTGAACCTATGAACGAATTTCGACCACAAGCACCGTCAGCGGAAACAGTGTTTTATCGCACCTATAGCCGCCGAAAGGATGACGGTAGAAGGGAGAATTTCGCCGAAGCAATGACCCGGACGGTTGACGATCTTGCTCGGATTGGCAAGTTTACTGCCGAAGAGCATGCTGTCGTGAAAGAACAGGCACTTGCACAGCGAGCTTTTCCATCCGGCCGCGCCTTTTGGGTTGCGGGAACTGACTGGGGCAAGCGCCAGGAGAACTTTTCTGGCTATTACAATTGCACTAGCACTCATATCGAAGACCTAGAAGCCTTCGGTTTGATGGTCGACTTGGCTATGCAAGGGTCAGGTACCGGCGCCATTCTTGAGAGCGACGTCATCTCCAACCTTCCCGACGTTGTAAACAGGCTGGAGATTGTCTCCGTCTGCCCTGTTGGAGCTAATTCCGAGCGTATTCCTTACACCACTTTTGACGACCTGCTGCCATCAGGCGCTGTTACCTTGAAAGTCGGCGACTCTCGTAAGGGCTGGCAGGACGCTTATCAGACTCTGATCAACTGGGCTCACGGCGAAGGGCTGAAACATCACTCAGGCCTTGTCCGCATTCACCTGAACTTGGGCAACGTTCGTCCCGCAGGTGAGCGATTGAAGGGTTTTGGCGGTACTTCCAACCCTATCAAGCTTGAGACCATGTTTCGCAAGGTTGTAGACCTGCTCAATAGTGCTAACGGCCGTCAACTGACAAGTGTTGAGGCATGTTTGTTGATCGACGAAGCCGCAGCCTGCATCGTAGCTGGCAATATCCGGCGCAGTGCTGGCATGCGTCAATTCGCCGCGGATGATAAAGAAGCTGCCGTGGCAAAGCTTGGCTTGTACTCCCAGGACGGGGAAGGTAACTGGCGCGTGGATCCAAAGAAGGAAGCCCTTCGCATGGCTAACCATACTCGCTGTTATCACTCCAAACCCTCTCTTGAAGAGATCAAGGAGGCTGTGCGCATGCAGTTTAACTCCGGAGAAGGTGCTATTCAGTACGTCCCCGAGTCCGTGGCACGCGCTAACGCTGATCTGCTGTCACCTATCAAGAACGGCAAGCGCTCTTTCCTGAATGCATACACTCAGGTCGGTCGCGGTGCGGCTGAGGCATTCCTGAAGAAGTGCGCCAATGAGATTGGTTACGAGCTGGATCAACGCGAGTTGGACCACCGTATGGACCGCTACGGACTGAATCCTTGTGGCGAAATTATCGGGCGTGACTTCCACTGCAACCTTGCAGAGGTTCACCTGAACACCATTGACCCCGGAGACTACGAAGCTCAGGACACCGCTTTCTATGCGGCTGGACTTCAAGTCGCGGCATTGCTTCAGCATGAGTTTGTCCATGAGCGCTATCGCTACAGTCGTGAGATCGATCCGATTGTTGGAGTTAGCTTTACAGGACTCTTCGACTTCATGGTCCACGCTGGTGGCTATGACTGGCTGAAGTGGATGATGGAAGGCCGCAAAGGCCGCCGGGCCACTGATATGTACGTAAGCATGGAGGCGCATTTCCTTCGTCGTTGGCGTACCGCTGCTCACAAAGGTGTCAAGGCCTATTGCGAGAAGCACGGTATCCGTGTCCCTAACAGGATCACCACCGTCCAACCTGCCGGCACTAAGTCACTCTTGACTGGCGCCTCTTCTGGTTGGCACCCACCTAAATCACAGCGCTTTATTCGTCGTATCACCCTCGGAGTCAATGATCCTCTGGTACCAGCCCTTATCGAGCACGGCTACAGCGTCATCCCAGCCCAGTCAGCACGGGATGAAGAAGGAAATCTCCTTGATGACATTACGGATCCCCGCGTCCAAGAAGTCTTGGTTGAAATTCCTACCGAGGTGAGCTGGGCTAACATCCCTGGTTGTGACGACTTCGACCTGTCTCAACTCTCTGCGGCAGCTCAGTACGGCCTGTACATGCAAGTTCAGCGCCATTACACTGACCACAACACCTCCGCGACTATCGAGTTCCGCGAGCACGAGATCGACGAGTTTAGCGAATTGCTGCACGAAAACATCCAGAATGACGACGGATACATCTCCGCCGCTCTGCTGGCACGGTTTGACGCCAACGCTACATTCCCTCGTCTGCCCTTTGAGCCCATCTCCAAGGACAAGTACGACAGCCTGATGTCTATGCAAGACATCCTGCAGGACTCAGAAGTTAAATTCCTTGACATTCTCAACAAGTTTGACAGCTCTGACTGGTCAATCGAGTCGGTGGCGGGTTGCACCAATGCAAGTTGCATCGCTAAGGCGGATGCCGACGAAAGGGAGGGCAAATGATGTCAGGGCCCGATCAGGTGCGGGAGGCCTACCGGGCCTTCCGTAAGGAATACGACAAGTATGATCATCCGACAAAAGCTACTCGGATCCCATCATTTGCTATCAATCTGGTTCAGGAGAACTGGAACAACTACTCACGTTTAAGGAGACAGCATGGCGACCATCGTTGACCACCAGATCAGACAACTCAGCCGCGACATGGGGCTAGTCGAGCCCTTCCTTTCAGCCCTTGTCAATCCAGCCTCTTATGATGTAACCTTAGGTTCATCTATCTTAGTGGAGAATGACAATGGCCATTTTACCGAGATCAATTGCAGCAGTGAGCCGTTTTGGATGCCTCCTGGTGCTTTCGTTCTTGCTTGTACTGAGCAGTACGTTCGCATCCCAAACAACATGGAGTGCGTGTTCCAGCTCAAGTCAAGCAGAGGCCGCGAAGGCTACGGCCATCAGCTCGCAGCGTACATTGATCCGGGCTTCAACGGCAGGGTTACCCTGGAGCTTCACAACTCCCGAAGGTTCGCCGAACTCCCTCTTAAAGCTGGCATGAGGATCGGACAATTGCGCTTTGCAAAGGTGGACGCAGTGCCGATGCGCTCCTACGCTGTCACCGGACGGTACCAAGGAGCTACTGGCGCTGAGGAGTCCAAGGGATGAAAACATTTACTCAGACGAGTGACGAGCCCTACGACAGGAATATCTACCGCGTCGGGGGCCAAGTGGTAGACAACTGGGACCAGGCGGTCTATCTATGGAGCTTGAACCGACTGCCGATTGAAGTTTTAAACAAACCAAAGAAACAGGGAGGGGGCTTTTAGCCCCTTTTTTGCGGAAAGGCATTCTATAGAGATAGTCAGCGAGATGCGGGCTTACTGATACCATTCAGGGCGCGACGCCCACCATCGCAGCGATTGCCATGTCTCACGGAATTTCCCATCCTCATAACGATCCAGCTCTGGTCAGTTACCACCGACCCGAGTTAGTAGCTCTCTTGCCTCAGCTTGAGCAAGCCTACGACTGTTGGACCTTGCTGAATGCGGGAGGTCTAGGTTTGTCCAAGTCAAAGTATCTGCACCGGGAGCCCGCTGAGCCCCAAAGTGCTTACGACTGTCGCCTAGACAGGTCTACTTATGCACCCATCTATCGGGACGCAATCCGATCTTATGCTGGCCTATTGGGTCGGTTTAACTTGGTTCAAGCTCCCCCTAGCCTTGAGAGCAACCAGGCCAATGTGGACATGCAAGGCTCTAGCATTCAGAGCTTCTTGACGGCTTGCGACGAGCAGGCTCTTCGCGATGGCGGCACATACGTCATGGTCGACATGATGCCTGACAGTGGTGCTGATAACTTCTTTGATCAACAGCGTGATGGGCGACACCCTTATCTGTTGAATATCAAGCGCTCTGACGTAATCAACTGGCAGGTCTCCTACGACCGCGGTATCGAGAGGGTCTCCCAGGTAACTGTCCGCCAGCTTCGCAGCATGCCGGCTGAAGAAGGTGCTTATGGCAGCAAGGTGGAGCCTATCTACTACGTAATGACCCCTGGAAAGGTGGAGATGTACCGCCTAGTCAAGACCGCCGCTCGTAGGTTTGAGCAGCAAAAGATTGACGAAATAAACACATCACTTCCCGTCGTTCCCATTGTTTGGTATGGAGCCACAACGTCCCGTTTTGCCCAAGGTGATCTCCCGATGGATGGCCTGGCGGATCTCAGTATTCAGCACTTCCAAATGCGTAGCGACCTGCAGGAACTGCTCCACAAATGCGCCATGCCCGTCCCTGTTCGTAAAGGTGCTCCTATCGGACTTGATGGCAATCCCGCTCCTTTGGTGCTTGGCCCTAATACTGCGGTTGACCTCAGCGCTGAAGGGGGTGACTTCTCCTTCGCAGAGCCCACCGGAAAATCCTTAGAACGCCACCAAGAGGAGATTAAGCACGTCGAAGAGCTGATGGACCGAAGCTCTCTTAACTTTCTTTATGGCGCCAACGTTAAGACCGCTACGGAGGCTTCTCTGAGAGCCTCTCAGGTGGCGTCCAGTGTATCTGCGCTAATCCGCAACAAGAGCGCGATGTTTGGCGTCATCATGCGTCTATGGGCCTGGTACTCCGGCGAGCAGTCCAGCATTACTATGGAGTCAGGATTGGCGGTCAATGATTCGCTGATTAATAAGCCCATGGGTGCTTCTGAGATGGCCCAGTTAGTCAACCTCTACACCAATGACTTGTTGTCCAAGAAAACAGTGCTTGAGGAGCTTCAGCGCGGTGGAGTGCTTGACCCTGATCTTCAGATCGATGACGAGATGGAACGCATTGAAGAAGACAAAGAGGCCGAGCATGAGCTACAGCATGAGGAGTCTGAGCAGAAGCTAGGGGAAGACTTGAAGCGTGCTAACAAGTTCCAAGAACAAGCTCCTAGCCAGCCAGGGCAAGGTGATGAGCCAGCCAGTGGTCAGTCTTCCGCCAACAAGCAGGCCAAAGAAGAGCAGAGCAACACGGAGAAGGCTGCGAGAGAGGCGAAATAAGATCAGCAGACATACCTAGAGGCCGGGGCTTGACACCTCGGCTTTTTTGTGGGTATATTGGTTATGTACTCAATCAAGAGGTCACCCTTTATGAACACAGTAACTCCTATCGTTGCCCGTTTTCGCTTTCATCCTGAGCGCAGGCAAGAGTTTGTTGATGGCGGCTCGGAAGTTATTGAGATGCAGTTTGACTCCATTGCTGAAGTTGCCGAGTATGCAGACGCCTTTGCGGACGCGATTGTTGAAGCATTTGCTTTTGTTAATGGTCAGGTCGTGCCTTGCGGTTCTTCTGATGCAGCCTGAACATGCGGTATTCCCCCCAAGACTCATTGACGCAGCAAGGAGGTGGTCATTGTCTAGATCACGGCAAAAAGATTCGTAGCCATGGCGGATCTTTCGTTTACGAAGTCCAAGGACCTGTCTGCATTCTCTACGACCGAGAGCAGCTCCCATGGCCATCTTGCTCCCTTCAGTGGCGTGGCAAGCAACCATCCTGGAGAAGAGTTGGCCGCAGGTTTGTTCCTGACTTGGCTGCTTCTCGTTGCCCTGCTTACGCTGTTACCGCCACGGATTCTACTGGCTTTGCTTGGACGCAAACTCTCACACTTTTTGACCGGCGACTTCCCAAAGAATCCAAGCGCTGGTGGTATTCACCCCGGAGGGGATCATGACCAACAAGAAAAAGCAGATTAGAGGTATTGACTGGGCAGCTATATTCAAGGAAAGGCCAGAGCTAGAACCGCCTGGCTACTACGAAACAATCGCAAACCTTTATCCACCTGAAGAGGAGAAAAACGATGACCCCTGACTCTCTGGACGACATGCAAAGCACCTGCAACTACTTGGCGGCTCAATTGCAGCTCACTTGCCTTGACTGCAATAGGTCTAGGTGGGTTCGAGATCAAGTGGTTCAAATGCTAAGGACTCCCGATCATGTCGAATACTATGCGCGGAAGTACCAGAAAGAGTATCCCTATGCCGACGTGCGTAATCCTTACCTAGTCGACGCCCTGAAAGAATTGGACAAGGATTGACAAGCCGGCCAATTACCCTTATAATTAACCCATCAACCAAGGAGGCATCCAATGACCCGCTCTAACAGACAACTCACCCAGTTCGCAGTTGACAAGCTTCATCAGTTCCTTACCATTGGTCCTGAGAGTTTTCAGGCAGAGGAAGCTGGCAACACTAGGGTGTCTTTCCACTCGTGTACTAAATGCCCTCGCTCAACTGTCAAGTTCTGCCTCTTCGATAAGTTGATCCTGGAGTTAATCTTTAGCTCCTCGAAGCCAACAGTTGTTTCAGGCTTGGTTATAAGAGCGGGTGACTTCTATGATTCACTCGGACGCCCTAGCCGCACAACTAGAGAGCGCCTGAATGGCCTTCTTGACGCCTTGGGTGATGCTCATTTCCTCCCCCAGAACATTCGTGTCTTCCTCAGAGAAGATGGCTCCTGCCACCTTGGCAAAGGCGAGGCTTCTAAGCCTTTCGACAAAGCTAACTCCGTCCTCGAGATGCTTGCCCATCCTAACGACATGGTCTTTACATGATCTGTACTAACTGCCAATCCCAATCTTCCAAGGTCCTAGAGTCCAGGCAGCAATACCGTTATCAACGTCGCCGCCGCGAGTGTGTGAACTGTGGTAACCGGTTTACCACAATTGAGGTTCCTTACGACGATTTCCTGGGACTCAAGCACACTGAAAAACGCTTCGGCGAGTTACGTTCACTTTTAGAAGATGAGCTATAGACTTTAAATCTCTTAAGTATAATTACTCAATTTTGGGGCTTCGGCCCCTTTTTTGGTATCTCTGCTATACAGTTCAGTATCAACGGCTACTAAAACCATGGTAGAATAGAGTAACGTTGAGTCCTACGGGACTGCAGATCGATTCAGGCCAAGCAACGGGGACCTGAACACTGTGGAGCATTCTCCCATGAACACCCTGCACATCGAGCAGAAGAAGCTTCAGAAGCGTTTCGCGCTTTTGGCAGCACAATACACGAACGCTAAGGCGTATCGCGGCGTACCCTACCAGTCTGCCCCTAAAAAGGTCGTACATGGTGAGTTTATCTACCGCGGGCATAGTTATACGGCATAAGTTGCCGGCAAAATAGGATATGCATCCTACAAACTCCTCCTTTCTTCTCAAAATCCTGGCCGGCATCTTCGCTAGCCAGGTTATTTTTATGAGTTACGGGGCCTTGAAGTGCGAGAATCTTAACCGCTGCGACGAGGCAGCCGAACGCATCGAACAGGTTTTTAACGTAATGATCGCAACGACACTCAGTCTTCTCGTCGGAGGCTCGGGTGCGTCAAGAACTAGTACCCCAAGGCCTTCTAAGCCGCCCGTAAAGCGTGACTAAGTTTACGGATGCTGACAAGACAAGCCTGTAAGTTATAGTGTTGCCCTCTGTTCCTATGCTCAGTCCTTTCTTCTGTCTAGCAGGCGTTTACATGGTGATATGCCTGACGCTGTGGCTTATCAAGACAAGCGAATGATGGTATCCTGTACTGCAGACCATTAATCAATCCATGTCCCATTAGAGAAGCCTCTTGACAGAACACCTTTTAGCTGTTATCTTTACAGGGTAGTCAGCCAAAGGTACCAAATGACCCTTGTTAATTTAGCCCTGGACCTCTCGTTCAACAGTCGAGTAATCCAAGGGCTTCGCAAGCTCGATCCCGATGAACAGCTCGTCTTCGACGTATACAGCGACCACTTAAAGTGCGACATAACAGTCGACCTGGGCCGATGGGACGCTGAAGGCGACAAGTATATTCTTGAACTACTCGACATTCTTCCTGGTGACTTGATCCAGGCAAATCACGCTACCCCTAACTCCTGAACATCATGATTAATCGACCCGAAGGCCTAGTCTACGAAGTTCCTGACAACTACATTGTCAAATACCAAAACGCCACAGGCGAGATCATTGAAACTTCTGTTGACGCAGTTGACAGTTACACTGCCTACAAGCAAGTTAAAAAGATCCCGGCATGTAAATCAATTATTTACATTGGCCCTCGTTCGGCAGGTGATGCTTTAGACTACGAGGTGCATTTTGATATCTGATCGGCGAGGATGGTTGACAGCCCTTGGCGAGAAAGAACTTGCGCTCGTCAAGAGTCAAGGGTTCGATCACGAGAGTGCTGTCCAAGCCAGAAAGGAATGGTCTAGTGCCTATAAACTGGTCTTAGCTATTCGTCGTTCCTACGAATTGCCCACACACATCAAGGAGAAAAATTAATGCCACAATCGTCTGAAGAGAAGCGAGATCGTTTTGCTCGCATGTTTCCGCCTCGCGTGGAGAAACTTGTTAAGCAGCTTCAGCTCTTGGAGAACTGCACGACAAAGTCAACTTACGAGTGGACACCCGACGTCGTAAAGCGTGCTTGGATTGAAATCGGCCAAACCGTTATCGATACCTGCGCGGCTTATGACATGGATCTAGACATATCCCTTGACGGGAAACGACTCTCGGAGTACGATACTTCCAAGCCACTCAACCCAAAGGAGGACCTTAAATGAACG